CGATCAGGATCCTCTCCTCGGACGACAGGTGCGAATACTGTTGACCCATGAGTGCAACACCTTCTTAAGTTAGAAACTTCGAACACTTCCAACCCTAGACAAGGTGTTGCACTTCTATTTAGAACCCGGGGAAGACGGGCTCAGTCTCGGCCTATGGTATACTCAACATTTGTGCTTTGCCTTGGGCTGGGCATATCGGGCTGTAGCGCAGTTTGGTAGCGCGCCTGCTTTGGGAGCAGGATGTCGCAGGTTCAAATCCTGTCAGCCCGACCGACGGTCCTACTTCCGCTCGGGGAGTGGGGCTTCTGGGTTAAGTAAAGAAACGTGGGTCTTATCCGCGCGTGTTGATGGGTTAGCGCCGGCGTCCGGCCCAGTCTTTTTCTGATGCCGAACCCGCTTTCGTAGGCGTCGATGCCGTAGGCCGTCTACATCGTCTAAGGAGGATTATGCGGATATCGGCACCGTGACCACGCTCGGGTCTGGGTTCGTGGCGTTGATCGTGCCCGCGTTCGTTCGGGTGTTCAAGAAGTATATTCCCGGCGGATACGTCGGACCCGTGTACCTTTCCGCATCCGTCTTGCTCGGTATCATCGCCATCGCCACCACCGGTGGATTTGACGACACCTATAAGACGCTGCTCGAAATCACACCCAACGAACTCCAATCATGGGTGAACAAACTCTCCAAGGGCGGGTATAAGGCCCAGCTGTCCGGCAAGAAGAAGCCGCGCCGCTGAGTCCCTGCATAGCATCGTCAAGGTCGTCATGGCGGCGGTGTTCGAATACGCCATCACCAACAAGTGGATCCGGAGAACCCGGCCAAGCTGGTCACCATACCGCAGATTGTGTCCAAGGACGAGGACATGGTGTTCCTCACCGTGCCGGAAGTCGAACTGCTGGTGCGATTCCTCGCTTACACCGGCGTGCGCATTAACGAAGTGCTCGCCCTGCAGATTCAGGATCTCAACTTCAGGAACCGCAAAGCCCGCATCCGCCGCACATGGTCCGATGACGGGGAAGGCAGGATGCAACTCGGCACGCAAAAAACGGTGAGGCGAGGACCATCGCCCTGCCGCAGTCTCTCATTCCCCAACTGGAGGAGCAGACCGCCGGACAAAGCAAGAACGAGTTCCTGTTCCGGGCCAAACGCGGCGGATGCATCCACGACCAGAGCTGGAGGACACGCATCTGGTATCCCAGCGTGCGCAACGCGGGCATGGAGGGCGAGGCTGTGAACATCCACAGCCTACGTCACACCTACGCGTCCATCGCCATCGCCTGCGGCGCGGATGTCAAGACCCTCCAAAAACAGCTTGGCCATGCCACGGCGAGCATCACACTCGACGTATACGCCGGACTCTGGCCCGAATGACTCAACGAAGTCGCCGACACCGTGGACCAGATGCGGCTCAAAGACATCGATGCAGGCAAGACGAGTGAAACCGCCGCAGTGGCGTAAGAGCTTAACAAACCCTCCAAACATTAGGAAGGAGCTGGCGAAGCCTGTCCACGGTCAATTCCCTGCACAAATTAATCCAAAAAAGCTTGTATGCCTTGGGGCGCCAGTGCGCAATACCGTTGCTGATGAAGCCTCCTAAGAGACCAGCTAGAGAGTCCAATAGAACTTCTTTGGTTCCCTCTAGCATACTTGCTACTACCGTAACAATCATCGACCATACTCCATTACGATGTTCATGAGTTTTATTGCTCATAGGCACCCCCCTTTCCTTCCTCATCGGAATTCTTGCCGAGATATCTACCCATCAACCTCAGCAACAGGAGAAACGCACCGTATGGCATCCCGACGATGAGGATTTGAACCCCCACACTGGCATCCCAAAGTATGCAAACCACTGTTAGTTTACAACTTCATCGGATCATTGTCAAATATGTTATGAGAACGTGAATCAGCCCTCACAGAATCTGTGATACATGTAACTGATGCAACTGACCCCATGCACCCTCATTCACCACACGACTCCCATACTTCACCTGTTGCACCTGTTACAGAGGAATACATAAGGGGCTAGGAAGCCAACACCAACAATGATTTCCGGCTGTAACAGGAAGACCGAGGATACCGTTACCTTCGGTAACGGTATCCGCCATATCGAATATCTGGTAGACGCAAGGCCCTGTGGAGCTTGCATGGGAAATGCAACACGGCGAAAATGATAGTGTTGCCGTTCAATGCAGGGAACACCAAGGCAACCTTCCAAGTCTTTCCCCCGCCCCGCCGGCTTTACTCCTTTCTCCGGCGGGGCATATTCATACCCACGGGTGCCGTGAAGCCCACCAAGCCTCACGCATAATTGAAGATTCCGCTTGCGATACCGGCATCACGGCACCCTCCACGCATAGGCCGACCAACATGCCCCACGGTAGGAACTACAGGGATCCACGGCGCATCAACCACCAGGCCCGCAACCTCGCCAGACAGCGGGTGCTCGCGCGACAAGTACCCTGTGCCATCTGCGACAGACCGATAGACGACGCGATCGCATGGCCCGATCCAATGAGCGCCGAAGTTGACGAAAACATTCCAGTGAGTCACGGCGGAAGCGCGACTGATCTGCGCAACCTTGAGAAGATGCATCGCTGCTGCAACCAACTCAAAAGCGACAAGAGCCTTGCATGGGCAAGGTAGAAGGTCAAAGGCTCTCCGGCCCTCAAACCGACCGCCGTCCCGTTCAGCACTTCGGATTGGTAACTGGTCTGGGAACGGTATCCTACCGGTTTGGCGTTCGGCTACCCCGGAGTATTGGCCAAATCCCTCTCCGCTGTTTTTCCCAAATCAGCTGTAGACAAGTTGAAACGCGGATACCATAATCTCGCCTGTTTGTGCCGCGTGGATTTTCTTTTTGGAAATAAGCTCTGGTAAATCGATAGCTCTCTCCAAGACAGCCGCAAGATCCCCTCCATCCAGCAGCAGAACATTTGGACGATGCTTATGGTTATTACTAATTGCTCGTTCTGTAAAGCCATTCATAGAAACGAGCAGACCCAAGGTGTTATCTAGCTTGTTATCGACTTTGTCTGAGAAGACGGTTACGTCAGGAGAGTCAATGGGTTCAGACTGCCATTTCGCTTCGAGAAGGTAGTCCATATTGTCCAGAGTGAATGCGCCGTCGATTTGTTCCCCATTGATTTTGTAAGAGCCACGAGCGGTAACATCAAACGTTTGGAAAAGTTTGGTCAGGAATTTCTCAAAGGCGTAGCCTCGCGACTGAGCATTTGCCATCTGAGTAATCTCGCTAAATTCACTCTTGAGTTTGGAAACCGCGGTAGCCATGGCGGCTTTTGACTGCTGTCGTTCTTCAGCGGCAGCTTTTCTCGACTTTGCAACGCGATCTGCCTCATTGTTTTCGATGATGGGCTTCATACGGACGGCAAAGTCTTTTATTCGTTCAACTGCTGAATCGTAAAGTTCTTTCCCGTTACCCTGAACCTTTAGAAGCCACTTCGGATCTCCGAGTTTCGCAACTGCAATTGCGACTTCTAGCAGTTCTTCCGAATACAGTTGCGGGTTCATTGACATGCCGTCAACCAGGTGCGAAATGATATCTATTTTGTACTGACTCCAGTCAAGTTGAGCAATGAGTCCCTGATTAACACCACAGTTAAGCAGGAACCGCCGTAATTCTTTCTTATACCAGAACGCTGAGCGCAGCGTTTCTTTGAGCGCCGTAATCATCCCCGGATCAAGTACTCGTAATGCCATATATTGAGTATACAACTCGACTGCAATTAGGGGGAGGCAGTGACTGAGCTGGAAGCTACCTTGAACTATTGCGCCGAACCCTTAGAAGGCTGGAAACTGCGGTGTTTGACGAGGATACGCCGCCGCGTGATTTGGCGTCGCTGACTCGGCGGCTGCTTGAGGTGAGTCGGGAGATTGAGCGTCTTGAATCCGAGAGCGGCGGGGTGAATGCGCCGACCGCGACGGAGGTGGAGGATGAACCGTTCGATCCGGGCGAGGTCTAGCGTCAGGCCCGACCGGCGCAGGCTGTCCGATGTGGCGCGGCATGTGGTGCTACCCGAGGATATGGTGACGACCGGCTGGCCGAAGGTGGAGGCCCAGGCGCGACTGTGCGGCATCGAATACGACGGATGGCAGCGACAATTGGTTCGTTGTATTCTCGGCAAGACCTCCGACGGCGTGTATGCGGCCGGTATCGGTGGCGTGGTCGTCAGCATTTGCCGTCAGGTGGGAAAGACGTTTTTGATCGGCACGATGATCGTGATGCTGTGCATCCTGAGCGAGTGGCCGTTGAAGGTGTTGTGGACGGCGCATAGGATGCGAATGAGCGACGAGACGTTCAAGTTCATGTGCGCTTTGGTGCGGCGCAAGGCGATAAGCCGGTTTGCCGATGGCGAGCCGAGAAGGGCGAACGGTCAGCAGGAGATCGTGTTCGTCAATGGATCGCGCATCATGTTTGGTGCCCGTGAGAATGGCTTCGGTCGTGGTTTCGACAGCGTGGACGTGGAAGTGCTCGACGAGGCGCAGATTCTGACCGAACGCGCGTTGGACGATATGATTCCGGCGACGAACGCGGCGCGTAACCCGTTGATCGTCTACATGGGCACGCCGCCGAAGCCTTCGGATCCGTCTGAGGTGTTCTCCATGCGCCGCGACGAGGCGTTGAGGGGCGACAGCGGCGACATGCTGTATGTGGAGTTCAGCGCCGACAAGGACGCCGACGGTGACGACCGCAAGCAGTGGGCCGTGGCGAACCCTTCCTTTCCGCATCGCACCGGTGAAGCAGCGATCCTGCGCATGAAGAAGAACCTGGGCGATGATTCGTTCCGGCGTGAAGGATTGGGCATCTGGGATGAGACCACCGTCTCCAGCGCCATCGACCCGCAACTGTGGGAGGATGGCACCGTGGAGGTGCGTGCCGATGGAGGCGTCACCTCGTTCGGCATCGACATGTCCCCGGATCGCAGCGCGTTGGCCATCGGCGCGTGCATGAAATACCGGGATGGCACCGCGCACATCGAACTGGCGGAATACCGGGACATGAAGAAGCATGGCACCGCATGGGACGCCGACTGGATTTCGCAGCGCTGGCTGAAGACGGCCGCCGTGGTCATCGACGCGCAGAGCCCGGCGATGGTGCTGCTGCCCGAACTGAAGTCACGCGGCGTGAAGGTGATGGTGAACACCACCAACGGCATGGGCCAGGCATGCGGCCGCGTATTGGGCATGCTGACTGCCGGCGCGTTGAGGCACCTGCCCGACGAAGCCCAGCCCCAATTGGCCACGGCGGTGGCGAACGCGACCACGAGGCCGATCGGCAAAAGCGGCGCTTTCGGCTGGAACAGGACGGGATCCGACATCGACATCTCGCCGTTGGTCGCCTGCACGATGGCATTGCAGGGAACGTGGACCACACGCCGAAACCCGAACAGACGGCAGCACGTCATGCACTAGAAGGGAAAGACGACGATATGACGGACGAAGGCATCTGGAGCGCTGCCGTCAAACGACCATTGGACGTGAACAGTCTGAACGTGGTCGGCATCGACGGCGTGGCCGACGAGGATATGCCGATGATCCGCGCATTGTGCAAGGTGTGGCGGGACCGATACCCCTACAATCTGATCCGCAGCAGCTACTACTTCGCCCGATACCGGTTCAAGGACTTCGGCATCAGCATCCCCGACCGGATCCGCACGAACGTGAGCGCATGCGTCGGATGTCCAGCCAAGGCCGTCAGGGCGCTCGCAGACCTGAGTGTGTTCGACGGCTGGGATCTCGGCGGCATCGACCCGTATGGTGTAGACGAGCTGACCGACGAGACCTCGTTGGAGCTGGCGATACCGCAGACCATCGTTTCCGCATACATGCACGGATGCGCGTTCCTGACCATCACGAAGGACGCGGAGGGCATCATCGTCACACCGCGCAGCGCGGAATACAGCGCAGCCATCTGGGACGGCCGGCACAACCGGCTCGCCGCAGTGCTGACCATCAACGATGCGACCGGCAAGGGGCGCATCACCGCGTTCAACGTGTTCCTACCCAATAAGGTGTACGTCGTCGTTCGCGGCGACCGTGGCCGTTGGGAAGTCGAGCGCATTATGACGAATTGGCCGGAACCGACGGCCATACCGTTCATCAGCGACCCGCAATTGTCGCGCCCGCTGGGGCGTGCCCGCATCACGAGGCCGTTGATGGCATTGACCGACATGGGCTTCAGAACACTGGTGCGCATGGAGGCGAGCGCCGAGTTCTACAGCGTGCCGAAACTATGGTTCCTGGGGGCTACCGAGGATGCGTTCAATCAGGATACGTGGTCTTCGTTGGTGTCGGCGATCAATGCGATCGATGGCGACATCGACGGCAAGAACCCCGAGCTGCATCAGATCAGCCAGGCTTCGATGCAGCCGCATAGCGACATGTTGAAGACCATCGCTTTGGTGGTGGCTTCGGAGACGAATCTTCCGGCGGACAATCTGGGCATCACCTTGGATAATCCCACGTCGGCGGAGGCGATGGCGGCCGCCGAACGCAAGCTCACCCGTGAGGCCGATAGGCAGAACCGTCTGTTCGGCATGCAACTGGAACGCCTGCTGCGCATGACCGTGTGCCTGCGCGACGGACTGGTTACGCCGCCCGATGATCTGAAGACGGTCAGTCCGGTGTGGATGCCGACACGTGAGATCTCTGGTGCGGCGAGGGCCGACGCCTACGTGAAGATCAGCGGCGTGAACGAAGCCTATGCGAACAGCACCGTGGGTCTACGCCGTCTGGGCCTGACCAACGACGAAATCATCTCATTGCAGAGCGAAGCTACGCGAAACTGGGCGCAAAGCGTATTGGGCATGCTGACCAGGGATGGAGGCGCGGATGGCGTCGGTGACGCGGGCGGACGTGGCCCGGTTGGGCAAGGGCCAAAACCGGGCGGTGAATCTGGCCCGACGCGAGCTGGGACGGCTCTGGATGGAGCTGGAGGGACTGCCACCGGCCAGACAACGTGACATGCTGCTTGACCTGTTGCCCGCGTTGTGCCGCAAATACGGCGACATCGGTTCCGTGGCCGCCGCGCAATGGTACGACGAATTGTGGCGGCGATGGTTCGACGGCGACTTCGAGGCCCAAGCCGTTAACGGGTTTGACGACGAGGCGATGCGCGGGGTCATCCGCGCGAACACAGGCCTGCTGTTCGACAAGCCCGACAGCACCACAGCCGATCCCGATCAGTTCCTCAGGTGGGCGAACAAGTTCCTCGACCGCAATGTGAAGGAACCCGGAAGACTGACCATACAGGCCAACGTGCGACGCGACCCGCATAAACCGGGCTACGCCCGCCGTGCCATCCGGGCCGACGACGTGCCCGTTCTGCCTCATGCTGGCGGGACGCGGCTACATCTACGCCAACGAGGACACCGCCGGAGCCGACCATGACTTCCACGATGACTGCGACTGCGAGATCGTGCCCGAATGGGACAAGAGCTCGAACCATATCGAGGGCTATGACCCCGACCTTTACGAGCGCATGTACCGTCAGGCCCGCGACACGCTGGAACACCGGCATGCGGATCCGCAATTGTTGGAGGCGGCGGACAATGTTTCGCCGTACACCGTGACCATCACGCAGAAGAACGGCAAACGGAGAACCCACACCTACGAGCCGGGAGACCCGAACAACCTCAACAGTGTTGCGTCCATCATGCGCCGCCAGCATCCGGACTTCTTCAGGAAAGCAGACGGAAGAGCCCGATGACCTCACGAAGCAACAGAATTTCAAGCCCCTGCGACGGGGCTTTTTCTATGTCCCGAGCGGGCTGATTGGAGATGAAACCATGTTCAAGCCGTGGCAGCCACGGTACCCCAGGCATATCCGAACGGTGGACGCGCCGTCCGCCGAGGGAGGCAGCGAACAGCCACCGGATTCCGAAACGAACGAGAGCGACGAACAGGTCGATTGGGAAGCCAAATACCATGAAGCGGCGAAGCGCTTCCATGACCTTGAGAGTCAGATGAAGGCCAGTGGCGAAACAGTGGACAAGCTCACCGTACGCGCCGAAACCGCCGAAAAGGCGCTCAACGACCTGAAGACCGCGCAACAGCGGCTCGACTGGAAGAACACGGCCGCGAAGGCGACCGGCATCCCCGTCGATCTGATCCGAGGCGACAGCGAAGAGGAAATCAACGCACACGCCGAGGCGTTGAAATCCTATCTGTCCACCGTCGGCAAGCCCACCGCGCCCGTCGTTCCCAACCCGTCCGGCACCCCGAAGACGAAGACCGACAACCCGAACTCACTGTTGCTCAGACAATTGTCCGGCACCAACTGAAACACACTGGGAAGGCAATATATCGATATGGCAGCATTGCAAACCACCCAGGTGACCCTGCCCACGGACGTGTGCCTCACCGTCGTCGGCAAGGCACACGACACCAGCACCATCGCCACCCTCAGCCCCGCCGACAAACTCGGCTTCCTCGACGATAAGTACAACGTGTTCAACGGCAAAGCACGCGTCGAGGTCGTGGCCGAAGGCGCGAAGAAGGGCGGCTACGAACAGCCCATCGTCCCGAAGGAAGGCAAGCGGTTCACTGTCCAATGCACCACGCGAGTCAGCAAGCAGTTGCAGTGGGCGGACGAGGACGACCAGTTGCAGATCCTCGACGCGATCCAGTCCGATCAGGCGGCCGCGTTGGGCGAGGCATTGGACTACGTGGTCTACCACGCCGTCAACCCCGCGTCCGGCGAAACGCTCACCGGATACACCGCATTGTCCGGAGAAGCCGCGCAGGTGCCCGCCGGGGCCGACGCGCTCGCCAACCTCGACCTGCTGGCCGACCAGCTGCTGAAAGTCAACATCAACGGCATCGCCCTGTCCCGCGCGTTCGCCAACACGCTGCGCAAGCTGCGCGTCACCGCCACAGGCGCACGCCGGTTCCCGGAGATCCCGCTGAGCCTGAACGCCGGAACCATCGACGGCATCCCCGCGTCCACCTCCACCACCGTCGAAGGCGAATACGCCACCACTCCGACGAATGCGCTCGCCTTCATGGGCGACTTCACCACGATCCGCTGGCGACTCGTCCGCCCGATCACCGCCGAAGTCATTCCCTACGGCGACCCCGACAACACCGGCATCGACCTGGCCGGATCCAACCAAGTGGCATACCGTTCCGAGGCGTGTTCTCCTACGCGATCCTCGACCCGAAGGCGCTCGCGGTGCTCAAGACCGCCACGGCAAGCCGCTCCGCGAAGATCACCAAATGATCCCGGAGCAGCCCGAAGCGTTCGCCACCTACGAGGACGTTGAGAAACGCTGGCACATCCTGACCGGGGCGGAACGAGAGACCGCAGTCACCATGTTGGAGGATGCCACGCAGATCATCGTGGACACCTGTCCCAAGTGGGCCGAGGCTTCCGAACGCACGCTCAAGGCCATCGCCTGCTCGATGGTGATCCGCAAGATGCTCGTCGGCGACGACCATCTCGGCGTGACCAACGCGCAACAGACGGCCGGAAGCTTCAGCGAGTCATTCACCTACAACAACCCGATGGGCGATCTCTACCTGACCCGCGCGGAGAAAGCCCGTCTGGGCGTGGGCGTTCCGCACGCCTTCCATCTGGACATGGCCGGAGGCATCCGATGAAGGGCGAGACCGTCACCGTGCTGCGAAGGATGCAGACCGGTATGGACGAGGGCAACAACCCCGTCTACGAGACGAAGCCGGAGCCCGTGGGCAACGTACTCGTCGGAGCGCCCAACGGCGATAGCCCCAGCGACTCCAACCGGACCGACGGCATCCGAATCGATGCCAACCTGTATTTCCCACACGTGGCTGGGATGCCCGCTGCTGTCATGGCATGACATCTACCTGATCGCCGCAAACAGCGAACCGGGCACACCGCTCGCCAAGGTATTGGACAAGCGGATGGCATGGAAGCCCATCGACTTCTGGATGCGCAGCATCGAATATTCGCTGCGCTGGCTCGTGTGGGCCAAAACCAAGGACGGCCAGAAAGGCCGCAGGAGACCCAAGCCTGTGCAACCACCCGGAACATCAAACCATAATCCCAACCGCCGCGACGTGGTTCGCAGGAACGATCTGGTCGGCATGGACAAACGGTCTCTGCGCGACTACCTGAACCAGCCGCGAATAGCGGCAAGCGCATAACCGAAGAGAGGCATCGATGGCATCGCTTGCCACAGCATGGGTTGACATCGTTCCCCGCTTCAAAGACCTCAGCTCCACCTTCAACAGGGAACTCAGGGGAATCGACGCCACCGGTGCCGGCTCCAGACTCGGGTCCCAACTTGGCGACGGCCTGACCGCCGGAGCGAAAACCGGCGGCACCAAGCTGTCGGACATGCTCACCGGCGTGACTAAAAGCGCCGTCACCGGCTTCGGCAAGATCGGCAAGGTCGGACTCGGTGCCATTACCACCATCGGCGGCGGTATCACGGCCTTGGCGGCGAAGGGCGGTTTCGCCCGCGCTCTGAACATCGAGAACGCGCAGGCCAAGCTGAAGGGCCTGGGCCATTCCGCCGAGACGATCGGCGAAATCATGGCGAACGCGAATCTGGCGGTGAAGGGCACCGCCTACGGGTTGGACGAGGCCGCTTCCGTTGCCGCTGCTGCCGTCGCCAGTGGCATCAAGCCGGGCGAGCAGCTGACGCAGGTCTTGAAGACCGTGGGTGACACGGCGCAGATCGTCGGCATGGGCTTCAGTGATGCGGGCGCGATCTTCACGTCCGTGATGGCTCGCGGCAAGCTGCAGGGCGACGACATGCTCCAGCTCACCAGCCGTGGCGTGCCCGTCTTGCAGGCGCTTTCCGACCAACTGGGTGTCTCCACGCAGGATGTGTCGGAGATGGTCTCCAAAGGCAAGGTGGACTTCCAAACGTTCGTCACCGCGTTGGACAAGTACCTCGGCGGATCCGCGTTGGCGGCCGGCGAAACCTTCTCAGGCGCTATGGCCAACGTGAAAGCCGCGCTCAGCCGTGTGGGGCAGAAGGCCGCGACCCCGGCGTTGAACGCCCTGCGTGACACGTTCAACGTGCTCACCCCGGCCATCGACAAGGTGAACACCGCCTTGGAGCCGTTGGCCGACAAGCTCGGCACCAGACTCTCCAACGCGGTGCAGACGGTGACGCCGTGGATCCAACGCTTCGCCGACGGCATGGCCGACGGCTCCATCACCATTCAGGACATCGCCAAGCATGTCGGCCTGTTGGTCGGCGCGTTCGGCGGATTCACAGCTTTGGGTCAATTCGGCCCGCAGATCCTCGACGTGTTCACTACGGCGGGCAACGGCAGCGGCGCGTTGGTTTCGCTGGTGTCGGGCAACATGGGCAAGATCCGGGGCGTCGTCTCCGGCGCGGGCGGCCTGTTCACGGACCTGGGCACGCGCTGGGGCAACGCGATGGGCCTGATCGACGCGAACTTCGGCGGCGTGTTCGGCATGATGGCCAACCGCGCCAGAAGCGGGCTTTCCGGCATCGGCACCACGATGGTCGGCCTGTTCGACTCGAAGATCTACCTGCCGTTGCAACAGGGCATCGGCGGCATCGGCGCGAAAATGGCGGCACCGTTCCAGGCGTTGGCGGGGCGTGTGGGAGGCTTCCTCTCGCCGGTCACCAGCGCGTTCGGCACGGCGTTCCAGGGATTCGGCACCACATTGGCCGCGCCGATACAGGCCGGATTGTCCGGTATCGGCAACCTGTTCCTGAACTTCTTCAACCCGGCGAACTTCCTCAAATACTTTGGGCTAGCCGCCATACTCGGCGCACTGGTGCTCGCGTTGGGCGCATTGAACACGAGCCTCAGCGGCCAGTTGCAGACCTACGTCACCGAGTTCCTGACCATCACCCTGCCCGGCATCGTCACCCGCTTCCAAACATGGGTGGCGGAACAGTTGCCCGTGCTGATGCAATCCGGGTTGACGCTGCTCACGTCGGTGATACAAGGCATCACCGCGAACCTGCCCCAACTGCTGACCACGGCGACCATGCTGCTGACCACATTGGTGGACGGCATCGCCAACGCGCTGCCCACGCTGATACCCGCCGCCATGCAAATGGTCACCACCCTGGTGCAGGGCATCGTGGCCAACCTGCCCAGGATCATCGAATCAGGGTTGAACCTGCTGACGAAATTCGTCGAAGGCATCATCAACGCCATACCCCAACTGATCGCCACGTTGCCCCGGATCATCACGAGCTTCATCGACGGGATCCTCGGCATGCTGCCCCGGATCATGGAAACCGGCGTGAACCTGCTCCTGAAGTTCGTCAACGGCGTTGTCAACGCGATACCTCAGTTGGTGGCCGCATTGCCCAGGATCATCAGCGGGTTCGTCAACGGCATCGCACGCCACCTGCCGCAGATCCTGCAGACCGGCATCACCCTGCTCGGCAAGCTCGTCGTCGGCATCATCCAAGCCATACCCCCAGATCATCGCCGCCCTGCCCCAAATCATCAGCGCGATATGGGATGGCCTGACCTCGGTGGATTGGGGCAACCTAGGCTGGAACGTCATCCAGGGCATCAAGAACGGGTTGATGAACGCGGGCAGCGCCATCAAGGACGCCATCCTCGGCCTGGCAAGGAACGCGTGGAACGCGGTCAAGAGCTTCTTCGGCATCAACTCGCCGTCCAAGCTCATGCGCGACACCGTGGGCCTCATGGTCGGCCGGGGCCTTGCCAACGGCATCATCCAGACCGACTCGCTCGTAGCCAAGGCCGCGACGAATCTCGCGGGCGAAGCATATGCCGCGTTCGATCAGGCCACCGCCAGCCAGGCGTTCAACCTCGACACGAAGCTCGGCATGGAACACTCCATGCAGACCAATCACGTCAAGGACACCCCAGCCGGCAATGGCGTTCCGGTTTCGGGGCATGGGTTGTCAAAGGAGGATGTGATCGAGGCGGTGAGCGAGGCATTGCAGTCGTTGCCGGCGATGCGTTTGCTGTTGGATTCCGGCGTGATGGCCGGCCAGCTCGCGCCAGCCATCGACAAGGCCCTCGGCAACAGGAAGGCAAGAGGCTACTAATGCTCACCAACCACCATCGGATCCGGGGCCTCAACCTCGACAAAAGCCACCTCACCATCGACGGCAAGCCCTTGTCGGATTATGCGGTGTTCGCGGTGGCCGGTGGCATCGTTATCGGCGAGGCCAAGCCGGTCACCATGTTCCAATCCGCGCCGGGCCGTTCCGGCGGATGGGACGTGACCCTCGACGACCAGCACGGCTACCCGGCGGTGCAACGCCGCGAAATCACCGTGCAGGTGGCGGCGACCGGCGACAGCATGGAAATCGGCGAATCCAAGACACTGATCGGCGGTTACGGCGGGCGCAACGTCCGGGTCGGCGGGTTGACGGATTACGGCGAATTCCACGGCAGACTATCGGTCGGCGCATGGGAGGACAACCGCGACATGATGGCCACGCTCAAGTGGAGCGCGTGCACGCTCACGTTGGACGCCGACCCCCATACCTACGGAACCATGCAACGCATCGACCTGCCATTGGACGGCAAGGCCGTGCATGCGCGGATCCTCGGCAACCGGCCCACATACCCGGTATTGCACCAGCTGGTTGACGAGAAGGTGGACGACGTGACCCCCGTGGCCACGACCCATACGTTTACCGTCAATAACCAATCGGTACGCGCATACAGCACTCTCAAGGGAGCCGGCCTATGGGACGAGACGCACGAGCTACTGCTCGACTGCGAGAGCCGGCGGACAACATGGCAAGGCGAAGCGATCCCGATAGCCATCGACGACTATCCAAGCATGTCGCTCGGCCCCGCCACGTTCGCGGCGACTATAACGCCGAAGACGAACGTGAAGTCGTATTCACAGTACGTCACCTACACGCCGCGATGGCTCATATAACCGAGGAGGGAATCTTTCATGCGTTTCGCGTGCTTCGACCGGTGGAATGAACCCAAGCCGGATCCCACCGGTGTCACCGAAGCGAAGTGGACCAGCGGCGTGGACGGCACGCGCAGCCTGGAACTGACCTGCGTGGGCGAAACCAATGTGGGCAAGGGCGACCGGATCGTGTTCACGGATCCGCGCGGGCATCTGCAGGAAACCATCGTCGTCTCCCCGGAACACCGGCGCGAAGACACAAGGATCATCACCAGCCTGGTATGCAAGGGCGGCATCCAGGAACTGGATGACACGTTCATCGAGGACAAACGCAACAGAAGCGCCACCGCCACCCAATGCCTCCGGAAAGCCATGGAAGGCACACGATGGACGATAGGCATGGTTGACGACGCCGGCACTCTGGCGGATCTGGGCTTCTACCACATGTCCGTATTGGAGGCCGTCGAAGCGATCGCTTCCAAGTACGGACTGGAAGTCACCGCCAGTTATCTCATGGATCCGCAGCATCAAAGGGTTACGGATCGGGCCGTCAACCTCGTGAAAGCCCAGGGCGACCAAGCTAACGAGGGTTTGCGCCGCTTCGAGTACGGGCACGATTTGAAGGGCGTGACGCGCACCGTGGACGCCACCGGCGTGAAGACCAGACTCTACGGCTACGGCAAAGGCCTACCCACCACCGACGAAAACGGCGAGCAAACCGGCGGCTATGGGCGGCGTATCGACTTCAGCGACATCAACGACGGCAAACCCTACGTCGAAGACCCTGAAGCCACCAAGCTCTGGGGATTGCCCGGCCCGGCCGAGACGAGCGTGGGCGCGAACATGCTCAAGGGCGGCGGGTTCGAGCGCACCTACGGCGACGGCTGGCTGTTCAGTCCCACGGCCGCGTTCCTCGACGCGCTGGTGAAGAAGGACGGCGATGTCACGCCGTGCGAAGGCAAGGTCATGCTGCGCATGGGCACCGACACCAACACGTGCGCCACCAGCGCCATCTACGATCCCATCACCGTCAAGGGCAACACCCAATACCAGCTCATCATGCAAACCCGCGCCACGGCCGGCGTCACCGCCAAGGTTCGGATCACGCAGGACGTGACCGTGTACCCCTCCAGCGACATCACCCTCACCAGTCCGATCAACACGGGCGGGTGGGTGAAGAGCACGTGGCGGTTCACCACCCACGCCAAATGCACCACGATCCGCATCCGCATCGAAAACCCCACCGGCCTCATGTACGTGGACGACGTGACCCTAGGCTTGGCGGCGACGACCACGATCCACCCCGCCGAAGGCATCTACGAAAACTCCGACTGCGAAGACAAACAACAACTGCTCGACGAGACCAAAGCGGAACTGGAACGGCGTAGCGTGCCGACGGTCAGCTACGAGGCCGACATACTCACCTTCGCCAGATCCTGCACCGACCTGAACAATGTCGGTTTGGGCGACCGCGTGCTGCTCGTGGACACGACCTTCACGCCCGACCTTCGATTGGCGGGGCGCGTGCTCCAACTGGAGGAGGACCTGCTCGACCCCGCGTTGACGACCGTCACGATCGGCAACATCATCGAACGCTTCACCACTTCCAACCGTTCGGCTGAGCAGCGTCTGGAGCGCGTGGTGGCCGAGTCGGCCGCTTGGAACACCAGCAGCCAGCAGATCAGCCAGAACGCCGGCAAATGGGACCAAGTGGCCCAAACCGTCGTGGACAACGCCCCCCCCATGGAACCAGACCGCCACCACCGTCAACGCCAACGCCGCCAACTGGAACGCCACATCCGAAACGGTATCCGCCAAACAATCCGGCTGGGATGCGTCGGCTTCCACGGTCAGTCAGCACGCCGACGAATGGAACACTGCCACAACAGCTATTACCGAAGGCAAACCGGCATGGGATGCGGCGACGGACACGGTGACGAAGAACAGCGGCGCTTGGAGCGAATCCAGCCAACTCGTGCAGGCGAACAAGGACGCGTGGACTGATACCGAGCTGACGGTATCGCGGCACCAAGCCGCATGGGACCAAGCGAGCACCGATGTCGCGTTGGGCAAGGCCGACTGGGACGAGGCCTATGTCACCGCCGTCAACCTCACCCAAAGCATCCAGCAATCCGGCACGGGAACGACGCTCAAACACGGGGATCTCGCCATCACATTGGCCGACAAGATCAGCCTGACCGATTCCACGGGCGCGTGGGTGTTCGAGAACGGCGCGTTCGTCAAACAGTAAGGAAAGACGTTTATGGAGATTGAGAAGTACCGCACCATCGAGGCCACGCTCGACCTCGCCGACGACTATGTGCCGCCCATCCGACTGAACACGGGCGACATGAACGGGTGGATCCTGAAATTCAACGTCACCGACGGCGGCAACGACGTGGACGACCTCAACGGCCTGACCGCAAAACTCACATGGAACCGCGATCCCACGGATCCCGCGAGCGCCGGCGGCTGGACGAACATGACGGCCAGCACGAACACGGCGAACCCGATCGGCGTATGCCAGGTCTCCTTCACCACGCCGGTGCCGCGCGCCCTGCTGCAGGAGGCGGGCGAGCGCACCGTGGTGGGCGTGGACATCGAGGATGCGGACGGCAACACGATAGCCAGCCGCAGCATCCCCGTGCTCATGGAACCATCCCGCCTGAACGCGAAGGCCTCTGAAATTGCGGATCCACTCAAGGATCTGCATGACACGCTCGACCGCGCGCAATCCTTGGTGGACACCGCCAGCCTGATATTGGGCACCGTCACCACACTGGTTCCCTCCAAGAAGGCCAGCGGAAGCATGACCGGCACCGGCTGGCAACGCAAACTCAACCTCTCCATCCCACGCGGATCCAAAATCAGCCAACTGACCGCCACCGCCCTGGACACGGAAACCCCGACCGTGAACACCAGCTCCGACAGCAACGGCGACATGATCGTTGCATTGGGGTTACCGCGCGGCAAACAAGGACCACAAGGTGAGCCGGGCCCCAAAGGCGATCCCGGCGATGCGAGCAACGTGCCCTTGGCGACCGACACCGTGGCCGGCATCGTCAAATCCGGCAAGGACATCCAGACGATTTCCGACGGCACCCTGTGCCTGTACGACAGAGGGCGATGGTATTCACAGACCGGCATATACGACAATCCGTTCGACATCGCCACGATCCTCGCATACAAAGGCAGGGGCATCTACTACAGTCCCATCGTCACGTTCACTGCCAACCCCTACCACAGTTCCAGCAGTGTTACGGGGCCGTTGGAGGTGCAGGCGCTGTCCGAAAACTACCAGTTCACCAGCGACTCGGCGCGCACGGTCAGTTTCCTGACGATGATGCTGGCGGACACCACGGGCCTGACGAACGGGCTGACATGGGTCGGAGTCAAAGCCACGCCCGTCAAACTATCGAGGAACGTATCAATCGAGTTCTTCGACGCTTCGGAGAGCTCCACAGCTTTCAACCTCAAGCTCGAAGGAAGAAGCGGCAATAACGGCATCTACTCGCCATCATTCACGTGCCGGTTCGACAACGTGAGGGACATCACATGAGCGTCGCAAACGCACATCCGCTGATCCTGATCGTCTGCGCGGTCATCGGCAGTGGAGCCATCACCTCGCTGGTCTCATGGCTGCTGCGCAAGCTCGACCAGCGCAGGGACTTGGAACGGGCCATCGAAGCGTCGCCGACGATACGCCGGCTCGAACTGGAGATCTACCGGCAATCCCTGTTCCTGCCCACCATGAGCCGCATGCAGCACGAACACCAGCTCGACGCGGGCAAGGCCTACACCGAACACGGCGGCAACGGAGCCGGCCACGTCCGCTACCAACAACTCGCCAACGACTACCGAAGACGGCTTGAAGCCGACAACTGGAACTATCCATAAACCACACACGACCCGAACCGGAGCCCCCCGGGTTCTAAATAGAAGTGCAACACCTTGTCTAGGGTTGGAAGTGTTCGAAGTTTCTAACTTAAGAAGGTGTTG